CCGTAAAGTTCATGTTAGCAATCTCACTGATCTTAGCAGCGTTCTGTACTTTAGTTTGGAACTCTTGTGTGAACTCCATGTTTAGGAACTGCGCACGTTGACGAGCAGATTCCATTGCTACTTGTTGCTTGTTAGAAGCATCCATCTGTGCAATAGGTAGTGCCGCTTCCATAGCGGCTTGTACAACAGCCATACCTGCCATAGATGATGCACCAATGCCACGCGCTGCAAGCATGGCGTTAGCGTTACGCATAGCACCTGCTGCCCACGGTGGAGTCTTACCACCCTCAAAGTCCTCCATCAGGTTTTCTAGTTCACCAGAAACTGTAGCTGCTTCTAGTTTTTCATCACCGTAGATATCTTGAACTTTTTGTTGATCTACCGCAGAACCATCAATAAGTTCTCCAGTCTCTAACTTACGTGTTGGCGCACCCTGTACTGTAGCCGCCTCTCCTTGTGCTGCCTCTAGTGAAAGAGATGATGCTTGTGTGGGATCGACTGTAGCAGCCTCCATTTTTGCACCTTCACTTACAGTACCTGTTGCTGCTCTCTCACTAGCTAACGCTGCATTTACTGCAGGGGCTGCTTGTGATGCAGTAACCTGTGCTGCAGGAGTAGTAGGTGCTGCCTTTGCCGCTGCTGCAGGTTGTGCTTGTGTGGTAGTAACTTGTTGTACGGCACCTGCTTGACCTGTACCTGCTGCAATCTTTGCTGCTTCTCCACCAGTATCAGCTACAACATCAGCTTTCTGTGTTAACTTCTTAGGGTCAGCTGTGATAGCTTTCGTCATCTTAGACGCACTACCCATACCCGACACTTGGGCATCTGTGTCTGTTGCTGCTTCTGTGTCTGTTGCTGCTTCTTCTTCGTCTTTAGTATCGCCACCATCTGCCATCATAACAGGGTTACCCTCAACAGCACGTCTAGCTGCTAGTGTATACTTACCCATCTTAGCTGCAGCTGCAGGGTTAGCTGCTAAGAACTGGTTGATAGACTTATCATCAGTAGGCCCATTGTATCCTAGCGCGGGGAGAATCTTGTTTTGTAATGTCTCAGGCTTAAACCCTGCAAACTTCTTAGCCATAATTATTTATTCCCTAGTTGCATCCACACAGATGCTGCTACAAATGATAGCAATGCTACTGTTGATATTCTTACTACTGTTGACCAAATGCTTTTCTTTGTATCACGATAAGCTTCGAGTAGAGTACGCATCTCATGTAAGTCTTTGTGTGCGTCATCATCTTGCAAGCCTAGCGACTTTAGTGCCTCTCTAGCACCACGCCTAGCTGCACGATCAAGCATAGCCTCTAGCTCTTCTGGTGTCAAGTTGATAGACATTATGCAGTACCGTAAGCTGTAACGTTATCTTCTACTTCTAGCGCACCTGCAGAGGATAGCTTAAACTTATCTACACCGTTATATTTAAACTTGAGGTCTGTACCAGACTGGTAAATAACCCAACCTGTACCGTCACCACCACCAAGATCAACTTCGTCTGCATCTACTGTACCAACGTCAATGTCGCCAGAGCCATCACCTGCTACTGCTGAGTCTACATATGCTTTTACAGACTGCTGTGTAGGTATAAGAGTTGCGCTGTTAGATACCATATCATCTTCATCAGCGAAACCTGTAATGGTTGTACTGCCATCAGTTAAACCTGTGCCAAACTGAATAGTAGTACCTGTTACTGCTGCAGGTGTAGTACCACCAATAATGCCATCAACGTTACCTGTAACATTACCCGTTAGATTACCTGTTACATCACCTGTCAAATCTCCAGTTACGTTACCAGTAACATTGCCTGTTACGTCACCTGTTAGATTACCTGTTACGTTACCTGTTACAGCCCCTGTAAGATCACCAGTTACATTGCCTGTTACGTCACCTGTTACATTGCCTGTTAGATTACCTGTTACGTCACCTGTTAGATTACCTGTTACGTTACCTGTTACGTCACCTGTCAAAGCACCAGTAACATCACCAGTAACGTCACCTGTAACATTACCTGTAACATTACCTGTCAGGCCACCAGTAACATCGCCAGTTACGTTACCTGTTAAATCACCAGTTACATTACCTGTTACATCCCCAGTAACATTACCAGTAACATTACCAGTAACATCTCCTGTTAAGTCACCAGTAACATTACCAGTAACATCTCCTGTTAAGTCACCAGTTAAACCACCTGTAGTATTAATGGCACCTGTAGTAGTAAAATCTCCTACAGAGGTAATGTTGCCTGTTATTGACGTATCACCTGTTACATCTAGTGTACCAGCAATAGCTGTATTACCTGTAGCTGCAGCAATAGTGAACTTAGTTGTGTTAATATCAAAGTCACCATCAATACCAACAGCACCTGTGACATCAAACGTACCTGCAACAGTACCGTTCTCGTCTACAGTAAGGTTGTCTACATTGGCTGTACCATCTAGCCACAAGTTATTCCATTCTTGGGTAGATGAACCTAAGTTATAACCTGCTGCTTCTGGTTTTAGGTCACTGTCAATATCAGCTTGGAAGTCTACAGTATCTGTAGCAGCATCACCAAATGTTAGGTTACCTGCAATAGTAGCATTACCTGTTACAGTAAGGTCACCGCCAATAGAAACATCATCATTAATAACTGCATCTTCAGCATAGACAGTACCACCATAGTAACCGTCTTTCCAACGTAATGCTGTTTTACCGTGGTCAATAAGGTTGTTATTCTTTGGGAATACTGCAGAACTTTCTACTTTTAGTTCTGTGCTAGGGCCAATGCTTTCAATAGGCGCACCCCCACCTGCAGTACCATCGTGGTTGTGTCCTGTGGATGCGTTAAACGCCCCTTCGATTGCATCATATTCATCATTAAAGATGTCAGCATCAATAGGGTTACCGTTAGCTAACTGTCCTGTGGTATCCTGACGTGTATAACCTGCCATGTGTTACGTCCTTATTGTCTATCGTTTGTCTTATACTCTAGGACAGCCGTATCCAGAGTGAATGTTGGGTTTGATGAATAATCTACTATTCTAAGGGCTACTGTATTACCTGAACCAATAACGTTTGTAGGGTAAATCTTCTCTAGTGTACTACCAAAAGTAGCACCGCCTGATGCAGCAAACAAAGCACCGCCACCAAAGAATACCACACCACCTGCTGCAGTAGCAATATTGATAGTGTTAGGCTGTATGACGTTATTACGTGAGTTAGACTCAAAGTCAAACTTAACGTTAAAGTCTAAGTTTAGTGATCCTTCAGGATTGATGTACCATATAGTTTTGTACATAGTCTTTCTTACTTGAGGATCGCCTATTGGCATATACGCAGACTCAAAGATAGCCTCTATGTCGTCGCCATCAAATGCGCTAGTAGTGTTCATAGTGTAAGCATAACCGTCATTGTTAGCGAAGCCTATGTTTTCTGTAGAGCCTGAATACACACTATCTACTACGTTAACCTTTATGCCTTTAGTTGTAGACCACTCAATACCTGAAGAACCTTGGGGTGTTACTTTAGTAGCTATTAAACCCTGCGCCGAAACACTTGGTTGACTAGCTTGAAACTTAAACAGACGATATTGTGACTTCTCTCTAATGATAGTAGATGCAAAAGAAGTTGAACCACCTATGAAGTCGTTGAAGTCTTCCTTAATCTTGTCAGATGCAACATCAAGAGCAAAGTCACCAATACGATCTGTAGCACTCAACTGACGAATGCCATCTACAGAGAGGTACATGATGTCGCCACCTACCTCTTGAATAGTGTCTCCATTGATACAGCCAATCTTTTCAGTGATAGGGTCTAACCTAAAGTCAGCAGAACTACTACCTGTCAATCGGCTTATGGTATCTGTGGTAAACACAATAAGCTGATCACGAAACACAGCCAAACCTGTGATGTTATACGCTAAGCTGATGCTACCCGCACCATCTGCAACACTGAAGTTGTCTACAGTGAAGGGGGCAGTAAAAAGTAGCAGGTTATCTTTAGCGAAGAAGCCTGTACGTTTAAAGATAGTTACAAAGTTTGCACCTTGCACGTCCGTATTGATATTAGTGCTAGAGGCATTTAAGAATGTGTGAGTATTACCGTTAGTGTTGTAGATACTAGGGTAGTCAGTGCCATCCACAAAGATGATCTTTTCATCTCCATCAAAGTTGTATGTTGCATAACGTACCTTACCGCCGTTAGAATAAGCACTTACAGCCGTGAAGTTCCAAGTAGTACCTGTGCTGTAGTAGTAAGCAGTCTTACCCACATCACCTGCTACAAGATCACTTGGGTATGCTGTAACTGCAGCGGAGTCAACTTTACGTGCAGCAATGTAGCGACCTGAAGATACAACCTTTAAGCCTAGAACATTTTCATCACCTGGTATCTCTGTGTCGCTGAACTTCTCATAGCCACGTATCTTAGAGTAGCCACCCTCTTTGTTGACCTCGAAGTTTTGTAGCACAGACGCAGAACCTACTGCATTAGCGCCCTGTTGTAACAAGCTCATGTTGGACAGTAGTCCACCTCTGAACTCAACAGGATATGTCTGCCATTGTGTAGCCATTAGAAGTGTACTCTTCGGTCACGAATATAGTTAGTTCTGTTTATGTGTTGGCTACGTAGGTATTTAATACCATCTTCGTAACGCTGCTGTGATAGACTTGCCATCTGTGTATCTGAGCGGAACTGGTACACATAGTACATGGCACCGTCTACGATAACATTTCTGTATTGCTCTGGGAGAGTTGGAACATCGTTGTGTAGTTCTAGGTCATAGCCTAGTTGAAAATACTCATACACTAGTTCATATGCTTGGTCTGGGGTAGGTACTAAAATAAGTTCTCTGCTAGGGGTTCTAACAATATATTCTGGTGTATTACGGATACTTGCTGCAGAGTTATACTCATTATCTACATACTTGTCAAGATATTCCTCATATGGCAGTATCTTTAGCTTGACTGTAGAGTTACCAAATGTAGCGTCACGCTTGATGCGGAACGTGTTCATGTTGATGGTTTTAGCATCTAGTGGGTAAGGGTATTTAGATACACCTGCAGTAAGTGTTACCTCTTCTTCACGGTGATTCCAAGGCCACTCATATTCTTCCTGATTGATGTGCCGAATAGAAGAGTTAATAGCTTCCTTAACAAAGGAGGAGTACCCTGTGGTAGTGCCAAAGTTGCTAGTAGTAAGCTCAACCTCGTTAAGGCGTTTATTTACATCGTTGACTAGTCCAAGAAAATCATATGCCATTATTATTGTTCCCTAATAGTCAAGAATATAGAACGCTCATACACAAGGCCATCAGCTGTTGTTATTCTACAACCTATTTTATACTTAGTTCCTACATTACCACCAGTAATACGGACAGTAGCAACAGTCGTAGTATTAGTAGGCTGAACTAAAGTAAGGTTATCTGTAGTACCATAGCTACCTGTAACAGTACCATTAATAAGCCACGCTACAGATGAAATAGTGTCTCCTGTATTAAGAAAACGCGACCAGTCTACACTGTATGCTTGAATCTCATCTGGGTCTAGGTCAGGCCACTTATACGCCATTATAATATCCTATCGTGTAACATATACTTTGTAGTTGCCGTAAGGCACAATATTGACACAGCGTTTACGCTCGAAGTCTGTAGCTAAGAATATAACCTGTACTGCGTAGATGCCGTTTACTGTATCCCAGTTAGCTGCACCTGTAGCAGATACTCCACTTACTGTTGCTGTACCTTGTGCGTCTTCATCTTCTAAATCGTTAATGGTAAGGTCAGCGTCTGCTGTAGCTGCATCCAGTGTGATATTAGCTTTAGCGTCAAACCCTGCTGTACCTGCTACTGTTGTAGCTGTTGCTGCAGGTGGTACAACATTAGCCTTACCATTAGCGGTAATAGCATCTACGGTATCTGTACTTGTTATAGTAGTAGAACCGTTAGTGCCATCAAAGTGTAGCAAGGCGTTTGTGTCGCCTGTGTCTGTAAGTGCAGAGGTAGCGGGTGTAAACGTAGACGTGTACAGAGATGTATTTGTGGCTCTGAACTCATCTATGTAACCGTTGAAAAACGCAGTTTCATTATGGCGAGAGCCGATATAGTAAGGCTGGTTAGGGTAGCTGCCTAAACCACCTGAAATAGTAGCTTGCCCCCTAGGTGAACCATCAACCCAAACAGTTAAGAGGGTTGAGTTAGCTACAAGGGCTATATGATGCCATGTGTTGTCAGACAGATTATGATTGTAAGTACCTAAGATAGTATTATCTTTTATGATACGTATCTTACCAAGGCTTGTTATAGCTAATGCTAAACCTGAGTTAGATACCTGTCCATCCCACAGGTAAGCATCTTGCAAACGATTAGAGGTGTATATCCAAAACTCTACAGTAAAGTTTGCGTCTTGGAGATTATTTGAACTAGACTTAACATAATCC